GAAATGAACAACATTACACCTATGTTTGCAAACAACACAGCGTTAACTACAATCCGCAATGGGGGTTATGGCTCAGCAGATTTTGATATAGCTGTTGCACCCCTCAAATACAATATGCCTTACCCCGATGATAACATTGACTACCCTAGTTCTAAGTCTGTTATCTACCGTACTGATTCAGGTGCAGAGCTGGGAGTACACGGACATGGTTACAAACCTGTTGCACCTAAGCACATGATAGATGTTACCCGTAATATTATTGAGCGTTCAGGGCTTAGCGTTGATGGCATCCAAGAGACTATCAGAACTTCTCACGATGGCTCTAGAACCTTTGTACAATATAAGCTACCTGCTCATACTTATAATACTCCAGACGGTGACACTGCATCCCTTGGACTGCTTGCAGTGTCAAGCTTTGACGGGACTTGGCCCTTCATGATTAGTGCAGCAGCTATCCAGCAAGCTTGTACAAATCTACAAGTTTTTGTTGGCGGTGAGGTTGCAGTGTTTAGAGCTAAGCACACTCGTAACTTAGACATAGAAGTAGGCTCAAGAGTTATCACCAAGGCTCTAGATGTTTTCGAGAACCAGCGTGAACTCTGGTCAGAGTGGAGTGCTCAACCCATGTCGGATAACATGGCCTTTCAAGAGATTGTCCAAGCTTTGAAGATTGATTCAGCGCAAAAGATTATTAACTCTAGACCGCCTTCATCTGGTGAAGCTATCATGGGTGAGATGCCTAGAACCAACCCATCACTTGAATACATCTATGCTGCTTGGCATAAATACAAGAGACGTTTAGGTGCTAATCGCTGGGCATTTTATAATGCTATGACCGACTGGTCTACTCATGCAACAGCACAACGCCGAGATGCTATAGTTAATATAGCTGCAACACAGAACACTCGACAGGCTGTTGTTCAACATCACTTCTCAAAGGTGGCGTAATGTTGAATCATAAACTAACTCAAAAAGAACAAGAGCTTCTTGTTATAACTATGGAGGAGTGCTGCGAACTAGCAATGGTTTGCAGTAAACTTCTCAGGTTTGGTAAGGAGAAAAAGCATTTAGATAACTTACTACAGGAGGCAGCTGATGTTAACGTGATGATTAATCTTCTCTCAGATTATAAACTGGTGAGCCAAATAGAAAAGCTTGGACAGATGTTTAAGAAACAAGATAAACTTAAAGAGTGGAGCAGCTTGTATTGAATCAGAACTTAAAGAATGCTAAAGAAGACTTAATGCAAGGACGCTTAACCTTACAGCAAGCCACTAGCAAATGGGATGTAACATCTAAAGAACTACTTAACTATATACAAGAGGAAGACAGCAAGGATGAAGACACTGGAAGACAAGATAGTACAATGGCACCATGACCGTAATTTATTTGATGGCTCAACAGACCACCAACAGTTTGAAAAGCTTCTCGAAGAGGTCGAAGAACTACGCCTTAACATTCAGAATGACGAGCTAGTTATTGATGACATCGGAGATATTATTGTAGTGCTAATTAACATTGCACATCGAAGCAACTTAACTCTCGAACAGTGCATGGAACACGCTTACAATGACATCAAAGACCGCAAGGGTACAATGGTTGATGGGCTATTTGTTAAAGAACAATGACCACTGTATTCATAGCACTTGGATTAGCTTTATGTGGAGCGCCAGCTTGGGCTGTGTTTATCATAGCTGTTTGGGCAATGTACATAGAGCGTGAATTTTTTTTTAAATAAAACTTTACAAGCGAAGTAACTTGTGGTATAATGCCACCTCATTTTAACACCAACGATAGGAAATATAAACATGGCTATAGTATCAGGAACAGCATATTGGGCAAGCGTAACAACACCTAACACTACTTACGAACCAGTATACACAGTAAATCTAGTAGTAGACGAAGACACTGCACAAAGCTTTCGGTCTAAAGGTTTTGCAGTAAAGGACATGGATGAAGGCCCAGCAATTATCATCAAGCGTAAAGTTAATGGCCCGAATGGAATGGTTCGGTCAGCGCCTAAGCTTGTAGATGCAAGCAAGAACCCAATTGACGAGCGTGTAGGTAATGGCTCTACAGTTAAGGTTCAGTACAAAGAGTGGGAATCTGTTTGGAAAGGTAAGACCTTCAAGGGTTTAGACTTCCAAGCTATGCAGGTTCTGGATTTAGTCTCTGTCGGTACAATGGATGGCGGAGAGTTTGAAGTAGAAGATGAAATGGAGGAAGCAATTTAATGGGTACATATAAAGTAGGCGACAATGTATACGATGTATCTTTGCTAGACTCAGAAGCCCAAGGATTATTTGGGCTTTTGAAGGACGCAATGGTGAAGGTACAAGTATCAAACAACGATGTTCAATTATATCAAGCAGCAGCTCAGCAGATTAAAGCTTTGTTTGAAGATAGGCTCACGGATGAAGCCATCACCGAAGATGCAGAGGAAGCTGAAGTTGTAGTTGAAGGCTAACCATGAGGTGACACCATGCCGTTTGTTAAATTTCACCTCCCGTGTAATGAATGCGGGGGGAGTGACCCAGTATCACAGAACGATGACGGGTCAGCGTATTGCTTCAGTTGCAATACTTATTTTAAAGATTACGGCACATCGGAAGTGCAAACCCCTAAACAAGATACAGTAATGGAATTTACTAAGTATCAAGGCTCAGGTAGTGGCTCTAGCTATAATGCCCTGACCGACAGAGGAATCAGTGTTGAGACTGCCAAAAAGTATGGCGTTAAATCTACTACTCTAAACGGTCAGGTCACTAGCCACCACTATCCCTACTACAACAATGGCGAGGAAGTAGCAACAAAGATACGGAAGCTTAACAAGCAGTTTGCTTGGAAGGGCGAGTCAAAAGAAACAGGGCTGTTCGGAGAGCAGTTGTTTAAAGCAGGCGGTAAGTTTATTACAGTGGTAGAAGGAGAGTGTGATGCGATGGCAGCATACGAACTACTTGGAAGTAAGTGGCCTGTAGTATCTATAAAATCAGGGGCACAAGGAGGTGCTCGTGACGTTAAGAATAGTCTAGAGTTTCTAGAATCTTTCGACACAGTAGTGTTGTGTTTCGACAGCGACAAGGTGGGCAAGGAAGGGGCTAAGGCTATCGCCAAGCTTCTCACCCCCAACAAAGCTAAGTTGATGACACTGCCCGAAGGGTTCAAAGACCCTAACGATATGCTCAAGGAACACAAGCACTCTGTGTTTGTTAATTGTTTCTGGGATGCAAAAGTCTACACCCCTTCTGGGATTATGAATCTGTCCAGCCAGTTAGACGAATACAAGCGTTTACGTACAGAAAAGCTTCCGTCAATCCCATATCCTTGGGGCGGCTTAAACAAGAAGCTAGAAGGCATGAGAGCAGGTGAGCTTGTAACTCTCACTGGTGGCACTGGGCTTGGTAAGTCTTCTGTGACCAGAGAACTAGAGCACTGGCTTATCAACCACACCAAAGATAACGTAGGCATTGTAGCTCTTGAAGAGAACTGGAGCCGTACTGCTGAAGGTATCATGGCTGTTGAAGCTAACGCAAAGCTACACCTAGATAGCGTTAAGAATAAAATGGGCGATGAGCTTCTCGAACAATACTACCGCAGGGTATTCATGGGAGAGAACGAGGGCCGTGTTTGGATTCATGCCCATCTGGGTGTCAATAATCTAGAAGACATCTTTAGCAAGCTTCGCTATCTGATTGTTGGTTTAGATTGTAAGTGGGTTGTAGTTGACCACCTTCATATGCTGGTGCTGCAAGCCTTGGAAGGCGATGAGCGTAAAGCTATTGACGGTATCATGCACCGACTTCGCTCTCTTGTAGAAGAGACAGGCGCTGGNATGATACTGGTNTCCCACCTTCGTAGAGTTGAGGGCAACCGTGGACATGAGAACGGTATAGAGACAGGACTGTCACACCTCAGAGGCTCTCAGAGTATCGCTCAGTTATCAGACTGTGTTATATCTTTGGAGCGCAACCAACAATCAGAGGACGAGATTGAGGCATCAACCACCAAGGTGCGAGTGCTTAAATCTAGATACACTGGAGATGTTGGCGTAGCTTGTAGCCTTCTATACGATGCCGACACCGGCAGGCTGCGAGAGATTGATGACGGTAATAACTATGATGCCTTTGACGGAGACGAGCTATGAGTAACTTAGTATTTGACATTGAGGCAGACGGACTTGAACCCACTAAAATCTTTTGTATTGTTGCTCAAGATGTAGACACAATGGATGTGTTTACGTTTGACAACACCCAACTCGAAGAGGGCTATGGTCTTCTGAGAGCCGCAGATAAACTAATCGGCCACAACATTATTGGCTATGACCTTCCGGCTATCAAAGATATTACCGGACTTGACTTGAGCAACAAAAAGATTGTAGATACACTTGTGCTTTCTAGATTGTTCAAGCCAACCCGTGAGGGTGGTCATGGCTTAGAGTCTTGGGGCTACCGACTCAAGTTCAACAAGGGTGACTACGGTGCTAACCAAGATGCTTGGGATGCTTACTGCCCTGAGATGCTAGAGTATTGTAAGCGTGATGTAGAACTGAATACTAAAGTATATCAGCAGTTGCGTGTCGAGAGCCGAGGCTTCACACCTACAGCAGTAAAGCTTGAGCATTCAGTTGCTAAGATTATAGACGAGCAAAGACGCAATGGCTTTGAGTTAGATATGCGTAAGGCTATGTTGCTTGTTGCAATGTTCCAAGAGAAGCTAGATGCTACAGAAGCTGAAGTGCATGAGACATTCAAGCCCAAGGTTATCGTAGATATTCTCAAGCCTAAGTATACTAAAAGCGGTAAGCTTGCTAAAGTTTCTGAAGGCCCAGAGGGTAAGGGCGTTAGGCTTACTGACGAGGAGTATGACATCATGCTTCAAACCAACAAGCCTATCAAGCGTGAGACTCACATAGAGTTTAACTTGGGTTCTCGTAAGCAGATAGGTGAGTATCTTATTGATGCTGGATGGGCACCTAAAAGCTTTACACCTACTGGCCAACCAATTGTTGACGAAGGTGCGCTGTCTAAAGTTAAGGACATACCCGAAGCAGCTTTGATTGCTAAGTATCTAATGCTTCAGAAGCGATTGGCTCAGGTAAACAGTTGGATAAAAGCGGTTGAGCCTGACAACAGAGTGCGTGGTTATGTTAATCCTAACGGTGCTGTGACAGGCCGCATGACACACAGCCATCCTAACATGGCGCAGATACCGAGCAGCAACTCACCCTACGGTAAAGAGTGCAGGTCTTGCTGGACTGTGAAGGAAGGTAACAAGCTTGTAGGTATTGATGCTTCAGGCTTAGAACTTAGAATGCTTGCACACTATATGAACGATAAGGAGTATACTAATGAAATCCTCAACGGAGATATTCACAGCGCTAACCAAAGACTTGCAGGACTTGAATCAAGAAATCAGGCAAAAACTTTCATCTATGCCTTCCTATACGGAGCTGGAAATGCAAAGATTGGGTCAGTGGTTAAAGCAGGTCAGTCAAGAGGTAAACAACTGCGAGAACAGTTTCTTAATAGTCTCCCATCACTTAAATCTCTTATCCAACGAGTACAACGAGACAGTAAAAAGGGATTCCTCAAGGGGCTAGATGGGCGTAAAGTTACTGTGCGCTCTGAACACGCTGCACTGAACACACTGTTACAGTCAGCCGGTGCTATAGTTATGAAGGAAGCTCTGGTTGTACTGGAGAAAAAGATACGGCACTTAGATGCTAAGTTTGTAGCCAACGTCCATGACGAGTGGCAGATTGAATGCAAAGAACAAGACGCAGAGGCAGTAGGTCAAGCAGGCATTGATGCTATTGTTGAAGCAGGTAAGAACTTAAACTTAAACTGTCCCTTAGATGGGGACTTCAACATCGGAGATGGATGGCATGAAACCCACTAAAGCAGACAGAAAGAAGTTCGACCTTGACCTAGCATACGGAGAGGTGCGAGAAGATAAAATTGCAGCGATGCTTACAGGAAAGAAGATAGAAGTTAAATCAGAGCGTGACCTCTGGCAAAAGACGGGTAACATTTGTATTGAGTATAAGTCATACGGTAAGCCGTCAGGGATTGACGCAACTGAATCCGACTACTGGTTCCATAACTTATGTATCGGTGATGATGAATACTGCACACTGGTATTTAACACCGCTACGCTCAAGAAGATTGTCAAGCGCCTAGATAGTTTTAAAACCGTATCGGGTGGTGACAACAGAGCAAGCCAAATGTACCTGTTAAATCTTCAGAAGCTATTCTCTTCTGATGTAATCAAAGCATTCAAGGAGTTAGAAGATGAACCAGAAGCCGCTTAATACTATAGTCCCTGACATCTATGGGCTGCTTGAAAACCTTTCAAACGGAGAGCCTCTTCCAATAACGGAGGAGGCGCTCGATGCAACGATGGCATCTATGAAAGAAGCTATCCTCCACTGGGCAACACCAAGACCCAGAGACACTGACTTCACTGTACGAATGTCTAACGTAGGTAAGCCCTCTCGTCAGATGTGGTTTGAGAAGCGTGACCCTAATGGCCGTGGCAGCGTTGATGGTGCAACGCAAATTAAGTTTCTGTACGGTCACATCCTCGAAGAAGTTGTACTTATGCTTGTACGAATGGCGGGACACAACGTCACCGATGAGCAGAAAGAAGTTACAGTCAACGGTATTGTTGGACACATGGACTGTAAGATTAACGGTCAGGTAGTAGACGTTAAGTCTGCATCTAAGTTTGCCTTCAATAAGTTTATGAAGGGTACACTGGCTGACGATGACCCCTTCGGTTACTTAGGACAGCTCGCCGGTTACGAGAAAGCAGAAGGCACAAACGAGGGCGGGTTTCTTGTTATCAATAAAGAGAGTGGCGAGCTATGTATGTATGTTCCAGACGACTTGGATAAGCCGAACATAGATACTAAAATAAATACGCTGCTAGACGAATTAAAACTTGACACGCCGCCTGACTTGTGCTATACTCCCACACCTGATGGCAAGAAAGGAAATATGCAATTGCCTAAAGGTTGTACGTGGTGTAAGTATAAACACGAATGCCACAAGGATGCCAACGATGGAGCTGGCCTCAGAACTTTCAAATACTCTACTGGCTATAAATATTTAACACATGTAGAGGCAGAACCAAAGGTGGATGAGATATTATGAATCGCAAAAAGTCTAAGCGAATAAAAAAACACGCAGAAGTTTTGCAGATTGAATGGCTTAAAAGTCTTCTCAGTGACGAGGAGGCTTCTAAGATTAACAAAGATAACTTCAAAGATATGCTGCCTAAACAAACACACCTGTGGGCGCAAGGCACAATACATACTAGCTTCTATACATTAAAGTGGCTGAGCAATAAGATAAAGCAGTTAATAAAAATATTCCCTGACAAAGACGTTGAGGATGTAACGCCACAAGACATCGCATGGAAAATGGAGCAAAGATGAAGAAGGTACGCAAAGGCTATAGGAAGCCGAGAGTTAAACGTCCAGTAGAAAAAGACTTAGTAAAAGGCTATGATTCAAACTGGGAGTATGAGTTGCACTCTGGAATCCTAGATGCTTGGGAGCACCACGTTGACAAGGTTGAGTACACAGTCACCCACAAGTACGAGCCAGACTTTGTTAAAGAAATAGATGGCAAGAAGATACTTCTGGAGGCTAAGGGCCGTTTCTGGGACAGCGCAGAATACTCTAAGTATGTCTGGGTTTCTAAGGTTCTTCCTGTTGATGTTGAGCTAGTGTTTCTGTTTGCCAACCCCAATGCCCCTATGCCTGCCGCCAAGGTTCGTAAAGATGGTACAAGGCGCTCTCATGGTGAGTGGGCTTCAGCTAATAATTTTAGATGGTTTAGTGAAGACAGTATACCTGACAACTGGATTAACGTGAAAAAGAAAGAGGACTTTAAAGATGAGATTGAATGACGCAACGCCACAAGATTGGGACAGAGTTAGAGAAACAGGAGAGCCTACGTTTGAAAGTTACATGGAGCGTTTAGAATCTAAATATGTTTATGATAGCACAGAAGATTACGGCAAAGAAGTTACGAGCGATGCTGGAGACTTTGCAGATTGTTGGGTTGAGCCTAAAAAAGGAAGAGGCATAGATGCTTGGATGAAGGCAGCNCACAANGAAAATGCNGACNTCTGNNNNGGACNNGGNAGAAGAANNCNTNNACCACTACGANATGACTACAGAANAGGGNAGACAGGAAGTGTGGGAGNTGTTTNCTAACGTAAATCAGGACGATGACGATGACGATGAAGACGATGATGATGATTACGAAGACGAGTATGATGCAGTCATCCGCCCTGAGCACTACAACTCAGGGAATATAGAGTGTATTGAAGCTATAGAAGAGTCTATGTCCAGTGTTGCATTCAAGGGCTACCTCAAGGGTAACTGCATTAAGTACCTGTGGCGCTACGACTACAAAGGCAAGCAGGTAGAAGACCTACAGAAAGCGGGTTGGTACTTGAAC